ACTCGATCGACGAGTGGGCTGGTCTTCCCGTCGAGCTCGAGTCGTGGCAGCGCGAGTTCTTCGATGAGGCGCTCGCGGTCGACGAGGACGAGGCGCCGTGCTGGCGCTCGGTGGTGCTCGTGGTGCCGCGGAAGAACGGGAAGACGGCGAGTCTCGCCGCGCTCGCGCTGTACGAGCTGCTCGAGGGTGAAGGGTCGCCGGAAATCCTGCTTGCCGCGTCGAGCGATAAGCAGGCGGGCCGCCTGTTCGACGCGGTGGTGGCGTACGCGCGGATGGCGCCCGACCTGCTCGAGCGGCTCGTGATCCGCGCGTACATCGGGGAGATCGCGCGGGTCGACGGCGGCGGCCGCATCCTGCGGATGTCGAGCGACGCGAATCGGCTGCATGGCTACAACCCGAGCCTCGTGATCGTGGACGAGCTCCATGCGTGGACGACGCCGGGGCTTCGCCGCGCGTGGGCCGCGTTCACGACGGCGGGCGGCGCGCGGAAGCGGTCGCAGGTCTTCACGATCACCACGGCCGGCGAGGCGCACGAGCGCGAGCGCAGCATCCTCGGCCGGCTGATCGACGGGAACGAGCAGCGCGGCGAGGTGGAGCGGCGGACGCGCGCGCTGACGATCTCGCGGAACCACGTGGCGCGGACGCTCGTGTTCAACTACTCGGCGCCGACGACGGATCCGGCGGACGTCGATGCGATGAAGTCGGCGAACCCGGCGTCGTGGATCAAGCCGGACTACCTGGCGCGCCAGGCGGCGAACCCGGAGCTGACACGGAACGAGGTGCTGCAGCTTCACGGGTGCGTGTGGGCGGACTCGGACGACGTGTGGGTCGGCGCTGACGTGTGGACGGCGCTCGGCGACGGCCAGGCCGTCCCGGCGGGCGCGCTCGTCGGGATCGGGATCGACGGGTCTCGGGTGCACGACACGACCGCGGTAGCGTGGGCGTCGCCGGCCGCGGACGGCCGCGTCGACGTCGGCGTGCGCGTCTTCTCGGCGCGCGCCGACGCTCCGCACCATGAGCTGTGCGCGGGCGGGCGGATCGACTACTCGGCGGTCGAGGGCTTCGTCGCGTCGCTGTTCGACCGGTTCGACGTGTCGGACGCGGCGTACGATCCGCGCTACCTCGACCGGTCGGCCGAGATGCTGCGCGACCGGCTCGGTGATGCGCGGATCGCGCCGGTGGAGCCGCAGTCGAGCCTGATGCGGGATGCGCTGGCGGCGTTCCATCGCGGCGTGGTGGACGGCACGGTGCGGCACGACGGCGACGCGGTGCTTGCTCAGCACATGGCGTGGACGCGTGCGGAGCAGGACGAGCGCGGGTGGGTCGTGCGGAAGCGTCGGCACCACCATCCGATCGACGCGGTGATCGCGGTCTCGCTCGCGTACTGGCGGGCCACACACGTTCGGCATGGTGGGGTCGCCCTGATCGACCCGTGGGGGGACGCGTGAAGCACGCCGCATCGTGGCTCGAGCGGAGCGCCGCGACGCTCCTCGAGGTCGGCGGGATCGCAGCCACCGCGATCGGCGTCGGCCTGGTCGCCGGGCTCGGCGCCGGGCTCGTCGTCGGCGGCGCCGGCGCGCTCCTCGCCGGCGTCGCGCTCGACGTCGTGAAGGCGAGGACGTCGTGATCGACCGCATGTGGTGCTCCGAGTGCGGCGCCGAAATCGAAATGACTCGCGGCCGTGCCAACAAGCGCCGTGTGTCCGCTCGCTACTGCTCGCGTGAGTGCGCAGGGCGCGCTCTCGGCAGGCGGGCGAAGGGCAACACGACTCGCCGGCGCGAATCACCGCTCATGTTCTCGAAGGGGCGCTGGCATGTGTGGGCGCCGGAGCACCCGGCCGCGGGTCAGAACGGGTACGTCGCGAACGCGCGGCTGGAAGTCGAGGCGTACCTCGGCTCCTGCCTTCCGGCCGGGTCGGTCGTCCATCACATCGACCTCGACCAGGCCAACGACGACGTGTCGAACCTCGCCGTCCTAGCCGGGCCTCGGGAGCACGGCGCAGCTCACGCGAGCCTCGAGCTTTGTGCGGCTGAGCTCGTCCGGCTTGGGCTGATCGCGTGGACGGGCGCTGGCTACGAGCTGTCCTCTGTCCTCACCGAGAGCGCCACCTACCAGGAGATGAGGAGCCTCGTGGAACGCGGCTATCGCCCGGCTGCCCGGGCTGATTGGGTGGCGTCGTGATCGGCCGCGCCCTGATCGAGCGCCGCTCGACGCTCAAGCAGCCCGACCAGCTCCTCGTCGACGCGCTCACCGGCGGCACCACCTACGCCGGCCCGACCGTCTCCTCGCAGACCGCGCTCGGCCACGTCGACGTCTTCGCCTGCGTCCGCGTGCTCGCGCAGAGCGCCGGGTCGCTGCCGCTGATCGTCTACCGCCACACCGCGGGCGGCCGGGAGCGCGCCGACGACGCTCGCATCGCGCGCGTGCTCGCCGCGCCGATGCCGGGCGTCACGCAGGGAGGCCTCGTCGCCAGCGCGATGGCGCACCTCCAGCTCTGGGGGAACGCGTACGTCGCGAAGTACCGCGACGCGTCGGGGCAGGTCTCCCAGCTCGGCCTGCTCGACCCGTCCCAGATGACCGTGCAGGTCCACGGCGGCGAGCCGATCTACCGCTACGCGCGGATCGAGGGCGACCTCACGCGGCGCGACATCCTGCACATCAAGGGCTTCTCCGTCGACGGCGTCTACGGCGTCTCGCCGATCGGCCAGGCGCGCCAGACGCTCGGCCTCGGGCTCGCGCTCGAGGAGCACGCGGCGCGCTTCTTCTCGAACGGCGCGCACCCGTCGGGCGTGATCCAGATGCCGTCCTCGCCGACGCCCGAGCAGGTCAAGCTGTTCCGCGAGAGCTGGGACGCGATGCACGGCGGCACGAGCCGCGCGCACCGCCCCGCGATCCTCACCGGCGGCGCGTCCTGGCAGCCGATCGGGATGCCGCCCGAGGACGCCCAGTTCGTCGAGCAGCGCAAGCTCTCCACGACGCAGGTCTGCCGCGTCTTCGGCGTCTACCCCTGGATGATCTTCGGCGACTCGGGCGACTCGCTGACGTACGCGAACGTCGAGCAGCAGCAGATCGCGTTCGTGACGCACTCGCTGCGGCCGTGGCTCGTCACGATCGAGCAGGCCCTCGCGAGCGACGACGACCTCTTCGGCACGACCGCGACCAGCCTCTACCCGGAGTTCCTGATCGACGCGCTGCTGCGCGGCGACGCCGCGACGCGCGCCGCCGTCTACCAGGCCGCGACCGGCGGCAAGCCGTGGATGACGCGCAACGAGGTGCGCCGTGCCGAGAACCTCCCCGCGATCGACGGTGGCGACCAGCTCGACCCGCCCGACACGACCCCGGATCCGCCCTCGCCGGCGCCGTCCGCGGCTGCGGCGCGCGAGCTCGGCGAGCGGGAGGAGCGCATGGCTGGCGACGAGACGTGGGCGACGCGCGTCGCGGCCGCCGTGGTGCGCGCCTCCGGCGCCGTCGACCTCGAGCGCATGCAGGTCGCCGAGCGCATGGTCGCCGCAGCCGAGCGCGCCGCGACCGGCGCCGCGAGCGCGGCCGAGGCCGCGCAGACCGCGGCCGAGACGCGCGCCGAGGTCGTCGTGAACGTGCCCGAGACGATCGTGCAGGTCGACGCGCCCGTCGTCAACGTCACCACCCCAGCGCCCGTCGTGAACGTCACCACGCCGGCGCCCGTCGTGAACGTCCAGGTCGAGCAGCCGCAGAGCACGTCGAAGTCGTCGATCCAGTTCAAGCGCGACCCGGCCGGCCGCATCACCGGCGCCGAGATGACCGAAGAGGAGTAGCAGCCGATGGCCGGATCGAAGACCGACCTGCTCGAGAACGAGGTCATGCGCCTCATGACCGGGCAGACCCTCGCCACGCTCAGCTTCCCCATCACGCCCTGGCTCGCGCTCTTCTCGGTCGTGCCGACGGACGCCGCGGGCGGCACCGAGATCGTCACGAGCGGCCAGTCGCGCGTCAACGCGAGCGGCAAGTTCGCAGCACCGAGCGGCGGCTCGATCGTGACCAGCGCGGCGATCGACTTCCCGACCGTCACGGGCAGCGGCATCACGATCGTCGGCGTCGCGTGCTTCGACGCCTCGACCAGCGGCAACATGGTCTGGTGGTACGACGTCGCGAGCACGCCGATCTCGGTCGGCCAGTTCGCGCGCATCGTCAGCGGCACCGGCATCACGATCACGGAGGCGTGACGATGGACGTTCGCACCTACACCTACACGAGCGGCGTCGGCCTCGTGGAAGACGCTGACACGGCCGGCGCGCAGCCCGAGGACGGAACGCCCGAGTTCAACCTCTACCGGGGCGGACAGGAGGCGGCGATCGCGATCGGGGCGGCGCTGACGTGGAACGGCGGGAGCCGCCGGATCCGCGTGACGACCGACCCGCTGTCGGACACCCCGATCATCCCCGAGCTCGTCTGATGGCCACCCGTCGCTACCGCGCCCAGACGACCGCCGCGTTCAGCTACGCGGCGAACACGACGAAGACGCTCGTCCTCGTCGACGCGGCCGCCAGCCGCGAGGTCGCGATCACCGAGTACGGCGTGAGCGCGGACGGCGTCACCGGAGCGGCGCTCGCGCTGCTCGTCGAGATCGTCGCCGTGACGATGGCGACGTCGGGCACGAACACGTCGATGACGCCCGTGCAGACGCGCGGGAAGGTCGTCGCGTCGGCACACTCGGCGGCGCACTCGTACTCGGCCGAGCCGACCGTCGTGACCGTGCTGTCGGCGACCTACATGACGCCGAACCAGGCGACGCTGATCGTGCAGCTCCCCGTCGACGGGCTGATCGAGTCGAACCTCGGCGAGGGGATCGCGATCCGCGTCACGAACCCGACCTCGGGCACGACCGTCAACGTTCGCGGCTATTTGGAGTACGAGGAGCGGTAGTGCTGCTCGCGCGCGGATTCGGGACGGCGGCGACGGCGCCGGACGTGGCGTCCCTCTCCACGAACATCGCCGGGTCGTCGTCCACCGCGAAGACGGCGAAGTGGCCCGGGTCGGGAACGATCTTCCCGGGCGAGCTGATCGTCGCGTCCTGCACGTTCCTGCTCGTCAGCGGCGTCACCGTGAACAGCCTCTCCGACGACACCGGGATCACGTGGACCGTCGTCTCGCAGGCGCAGAGCGCGAGCGGCGGGTTCGCGGGGTGTGCGCTCGCGTGGGGGCGTGCCGTCGCGCCGATCACGCGCAGCAACGGGGCGTTCACGTTCACGTGGACGCTGTCGACCGCGGTGACCCAGTTCAACGCGCAGTTCTACCGCTGGAACACGGCGTACGTCGATGGTGGGATCACCGTCCAGCAGCACTCGTCCCCGGCGACCGGGTCGTCGACGGCGGTCGCGATCGCAAGCGCGAACACGCCGAACGTCGCAAGCACGCGCACGGCGACGGTGATGGCGGCGGCGTGGGACTCGGCGAACACCGGCACTGCCGGAGGTAGCCACACGGAGCGGTATGACGGCGCGGTCTCGACGGGGCGGTTCTACGGGGCGACGCGGCAGGACCTGGCGCCGAACACGGCGAGCGCGCCGGCGGCGACGATCGCGACGGCCGCGGCGAACTGGTCGGCGTGCGCGCTCGCGATGACCTACCAGACGCAGCGCAACCGCGGGCTGCGCGGATCGCGGAGCCGTGTCGCGGTGATGATGGCGGCGGCGAGGTAGCGGATGCCTCTCGGTAGGCGCCGATTCACGCGCGCGGCACTGGTTCGGCCGCCGCTCGACTTCACGTCGCCCGTCAACCTGCCCGACGGCACCGTCGCTGGGTCGAGCGCGATCACGGGCTCCGTCAGCGCCGTCGCCGCCACGTCGAACGTCGACCTGCCCGTCGGCACGGTCGTCGGCGCGAGCGTGATCAACGGCGCGCTCACCGTCGTCGTCCAGCTCCCCGCCGGCAGCGTCGCCGGGTCGAGCACGATCACCGGCACGATCGTCGCTGGCGCTCCCATCCCCGCGGGAAGCGTCGCCGCGTCGAGCACCATCACCGGCGGCCTCGTCGTCGGCGCGCCGCTGCCCGCCGGCAGCGTCGCCGCGTCGAGCACCATCACCGGCGGCCTCGTCGTCGGCGTACCGCTCCCCGCCGGCACCGTCGCCGGGTCGAGCACGATCAGCGGCGCCGTCAGCGCGACCGCCGCCGCCGTCAACCTCCCCGCCGGCACCGTCGCCGGCTCGAGCGTCATCACCGGCAGCGTCTTCTCCACGTTCGGCGCCGCGACCGGCGGCCACTGGTCGATCCCCGTCACCAAGCAGCGCAAGGGCCTCGGCGCGTTCGACGGCGACGAGGACGACGAGGCCGCCATCCTCACTGCACTTCTAACTCTCGCGTAGAGGTTCAGACTATGACGACTGTCACGCCAGCCGCCGAGCTGGAGCTCCGCCGCGCGCTCGCCGTCCCGCTCTCCGGGTTCGAGGTGCGCGACTCGGGCGCCGGGATGGACTCCGTGGTCACGATCCGCGGCCACGCCGCCGTCTTCGACAGGCTCAGCCACGACCTCGGCGGGTTCCGCGAGCGCATCACCCGCGGCGCGTTCGCGAGCGTCCTCGACCAGAACCCCGACGTCCACCTCGTCGTCGGGCACGACATGACCAAGCCGCTCGCGCGCACCGCCAACGGCACGCTCGAGCTGCGCGAAGACCCAATGGGCCTCCACATGTGGGCCCGCGTCTCCCTCGACACCACGCATGCGCGCGACGCCGTCGCCGACATGCGCAACGGCCTGGTCGACCAGGCCTCGTTCGCGTTCACCGTCGGCGACGACGAGTGGGCGCAGGAGCCGGACACCGGGATCGTCCGCACGATCCGCCAGGTCGCCGGCCTCTTCGACGTCTCGGTGGTCGCCCAGGGCGCCTACCCGCAGACGGACTCCTCCGTGGTGAGGAGCCTCCTCGACGCCGCGAAGGCGGCCGGTCGCCTCCCCGGAGGGGCCGCTCCGATCGTCGCGCCGGACGACCCGGCGGGCACGGCAAGCATCGTCGCGACGGACGACCCGTCGGGCGCTGCGACCAACCTCGACGAGTACCGCCACCGCCTCGCGCGGATGCGCGCCCGCCTCGTCTAGTCCGAAGACCAAGAAGGAGAACCAACCACCATGAGCGACATCGCTCACATCACCGCCATGCGCGAGGAGCGGTACAAGGCCGCCGAGCGCATGAAGGAGATCGTCCGCGACGCGGACACCGAGACGCGCAGCCTCACCGCCGAGGAGGCGCAGGAGTTCGACCGCCTCGAGGAGCGCGTCGACGCGCTCGAGGGCGACATCGCGCGCCGCGAGAAGGCCGCCGCCCTCCAGCCCCGCCCGAAGCTCCTCGAGCAGATCGGCGACGAGCTCCGCGAGTTCGACGGCGAGCGGCGCGAGCACGAGCAGCGCGGCGACGCCAAGAACTCGAAGGAGTACCGCTCCGCCTTCGAGAAGTACCTCCGCGGCGGCGTGCTCGACACCGCCGAGCGGCGCGACCTCTCCGTCGGCACGACCACCGCCGGCGGCTACTCCGTGCCGACGTCGATGGCGAACCAGATCGTCGAGTACGCCGTCATGGCCGGCACCGTCCGCAACCGCGCGACCGTGATCGTCACCGGCGGCGGCGAGCCGCTCAACGTGCCGCGCCTCACCGCGTTCGGCACCTCGGGCTGGCAGACGGAGGGCGCGGCGTACACCGAGTCCGACCCGACGTTCGGCACGATGCAGCTCTCCGCCTACAAGGCGACGCACATCGCGCAGGTCTCCGAGGAGCTCCTCCAGGACTCGCAGTTCGACATCGCCGGGCTCCTCACGCGCGTCCTCGGCCGCAACCTCGGCGTGCTCGAGAACACCGCGTTCGTCGTCGGGTCGGGCTCGTCCCAGCCGACCGGCATCTGCACCTCGGCGACCACGGTCGGCAAGACCGGCACGACCGGCCAGACCACGAGCGTCACGGCGGACGACCTCGTCGACGTCGAGTTCTCGATCCTCCCGTCCTACCGCGCCAACGCGTCCTGGACGATGAAGGACGCCACGCGCGCCGCGATCCGCAAGCTGCGGACCGGCGTCTCCGGCGACCTGACCTACCTCTGGCAGGCCGGCCTCGCCGCCGGCTCGCCCGACCTGCTCCTCAACTACCCGGTCTACTCGGACCCGGACGCGCCCACGATGGCCGCCAACGCGTACTCGATCGCGTTCGGCGACCACACGGCCTACTGGATCCGCGTCGCCGGCTCGCTCGGCATCCAGCGCCTCAACGAGCTCTACGCGGGCACCGGCCAGGTCGGCTTCCGCGTCTGGGAGCGCGTCGACGGCAAGCTCGCCGACGCCCAGGCGATCAAGACGTACCGCAACAGCGCGACGTGATCGCGCAGGAGCCCCGCTCGCCGGAGGCGGCGAGCGGGGCTCCGCCCTGCCCGAAGGAGCCCACCTCGTGAAGATCAGGATCATCGTCCCGATGGCCGGCACCGACCCGGAGACCGGCGAGCCGTTCTCCTGGGGCGGCGACGACATCGTCGACGTGCCCGACGACACCGCCGTCGCGCTCTGCACCCTCCCCGAGGACGCGCCGCGCGCCGCGTACGTCGACCAGCCCGCCAAGCGCGAGCGCCGCCCCGCGCGCGCCGCCCGCGGCGTGGAGACGCGTGGCTAGCCTCGTCACCCTCGCCCAGGTCCGCGCGCACCTCCAGAAGGAGGCGACGGACACCACCGCCGACGCGCTCCTCACCGAGCTCGTCACGCGCGCCTCCGCCGCGTGCGAGCGCTGGACGAGCCGCACCCTCGCCAGCCTCGGCGCGTCCGCATCGATCAAGCGGTTCCCCGTCGCCGGCGCCTACGTCGACCTCGCGCCGTTCGACCTGCGCACCGCGACGAGCGTCACGCTGCACCCAGAGTCGACCGCGCCCGTCGTGCTCGTCGCAGACGACGACTACGCCCTCGACCCGGTCGGCGCGACCAGCCTCGGCACCTACACCGGCCTGCGCCTCGCCGTCGACCAGACCCTCTCCTCCGACTACTCCGCCCGCTTCGGCTACTGCCTCGTCGACGTCAACGCGACGTGGGGCCCGACGAGCGTCCCCGACGACGTCCAGCACGCGTGCCTGCTCACCGTCGCCGCCTGGTACCGCCGCCGCATCGCCGGCAGCGGCGTCGTCGCGACGTTCGACGAGCCGTCCGACACCGCCGAGAACCTGCCCGTCGACGCGCGCAGCCTGCTCAGCCCCTACCGCCGCCTGGTCGCCCGATGAGCGGACTGCGCCTCAACGCCGTCGTCAAAGCCGACCTCGTCCGCGCAGCGCTGCGACGCGCCGACAAGAACTCGCGCCGCGACGCCGTCAAGGCGATGCGGCAGGCGACCAACGAGGTGCTCGTCCCGCGCGTCAAGAGCAGCGTCCCGCACGCCAGCGGCCGCTACGCCTCCACGATCCGCGCCGGCGCGACGCAGCGCGCGGTCTACGTGCAGGCCCGCACCCCCTACGCGAAGGTGCTCGAGCTCGGCCGCAAGCCGATGACGATCCGCGCCACCGGCGCCGCGCTCTCCACGCCGTACGGGCCCCGCCGATCGGTGCGCTCGCCGCGCTACCCGGCGCGCCACACCCTCCAGCGCGCCGTCCTCCCGCACGTCGCCGCGACCGCGGACCGCGTCGAGGCGTACCTGATCCAGGCGATCAAGGCCTACCTCTGATGGCGATCACGAGCACCACCCTCGGCGGCATCCTCACCGCGCTCGCGACCAGGCTCAGCACCGTCAGCGGCCTCACCGTCTACGACTACGAGCCACGCGACCTCGCCGTCCCCGCCGCCACGATCATCCTCGAGACGGCCGAGCGCTCCCCCGTCGAGCTCGGCGAGGTGCGCCGAGAGTCGCAGATCGGCAGCGTCGACCTCGCGTGCGCGTGGACGGTGCGCGTCTGGTCGAGCGGCGACTACACCCGCGCCAGCGACGCGCGCGCGCTGCAGCTCGTCGGCCAGGTCATCGCCGCGATCGACGCCGACGAGACGCTCGGCGGCGTCGTGCTCTCCGCCAGCGCCGCCACCGCCACGCGCGAGCGCGTCGAGTCGCCGCCCGAGAGCGGCAACGAGTTCGTCACCTACATCGTCACCGTCACCACCTCGAGCCTGCACTAGAGGGAAGGAACCATGCCGAAGCTTCGCGTGTCGCCGGACGCCCCCGGCGCGCTCACGATCGGTCCGATCACGGGCGCCGACTGGCAGCCCGGCGAGGAGCGCGACCTCGACGCGCTCACCGTGTTCGACATCGACCAGATGGGGTTCGTGCCGCTCAGCGAGGAGCGCGCCAAGTCGCTCGCCGCGCAGAGCGGCGGCCTCGTCGAGTTCATCCCCGACACCGCCGCCCGGCGCGGCAAGGAGGCGTAGACCATGGCCCTCGGCTACCTGCGCATGGCCGGCGAGTCGACGCCCGGCAACGAGACGAACAGCCCCACCCTCGCCACGGCGATGTGCTACCCGCCGCTCCTCAGCTGGGAGAACAGCCCCGGCTTCTCGCACCTGATGCGCGACGACGAGCTCAGGAACGTCGACGAGCCGCTCGCCGCGCTGATCGAGGCCGCCGACCCGTCCTGGTCGCTCGAGGCGCGCGCCTACCCGAACATGCTCGGCTACCTGCTCTCCTACCAGCTCGGGCTGCCGACCACGACCGCCGGCAACGGCGTCATCACCGACCCCGGCAGCACCGTCATCCCGGTAGGCTGCTACCGCCACGTCTGGACGGCGCCGTTCGGCCCGACGGGCTCGTACCCGTACACGTTCCAGGCCGACGCGGCCTACCGCGACCAGAGCGTCTACTTCAAGCTCAAGGGCTGCGCCACCCAGCAGCTCTCGATCGAGACGCCCGACTCCGGTGGCGCGCGCGTCAAGGCCAGCGGCCCCGCGCTCTACATGACGCGCGGCAGCGACCCGGCGCTCACCCCGTCCTACGAGACCGTCACCGTCACGCCGTTCATCAAGAGCCACCTGACGCTCTCCTGGCTCGCCTCGAGCGCCGAGTTCGAGGACTTCAGCGTCGGTATCGACAACCCGCTCTCCGTGGTGCACTCCGGAGGATCGGCGTCGCGCTGGCCGGACCGCGTCTACAAGGGCGACGCGCCGATCAGCGTCACCGGCAGCGTCCCGAAGACGCTGATCAACCAGTACGACTACGACGCGCTCGCCGCGGCCACCGGGTTTGCGGCGCGCGCCACCTGGACGAGCACGAGCATCATCGCGTCCTCCTACCCGTACAAGGCGTTCATCGAGATGTCGAACTGCCAGTACACCGACGGCGGGCCCGCGGCGCTCTCCAACCAGCGCAGGATCGGCGCCTCGTTCTCGTTCAAGGCCACCCGCAGCGCCTCGGCGAGCGTCACGATCACCCTCGTCAACAGCACGGCGTCGTACACGTGATCGACGAGTCTGACTGGGGGGCGTGGGACGCGCCCCTCACCGAAGAGGTACGTCTCCCGTCGACCGGCCGCCCCGCCGTCCTCCACAAGTCGCTACGCGTCTCGGACGTGGTGCGGCGCGGGTTGTGGTCGGACGCGATCACGGAGTGGCTCGCCGCGCAGGTCGGCGAGGGAACGATCGACCCGGCGCGCGCCGTCGAGGCGCGCGACCGGATCGTCGTGTGTGCCGTCGTCAGGCCCCGCCTCGTCCTCACCGAGGACGAGGCGGGGGACGACGCCGTCCCCGTGTCGCGCCTCACGGACGAGGAGATCGACGACATCACGACGTTCGCCCTCGGAGGTAGGGCGTTCATGGAGGCGTTTCGCGGAGCTCTTGCCGACGCTGCGCGCGGTCTCGGCGAAGACGGGGGAGCGCCCGTCGCGCCTGCTCCGCGAGCCGCTGCTCGACGTGCTGGTCGACGCGGTAGCACTGCTTCCGCGAAGCGAGGCGCCGCGTGAGCCCGACTTCTCCGAGTGGGGGGTGGTGACGGGTGGCCGGTAACGCGACCGCGCGCATCTACATCACCGGCGACGCCTCGGGCGTCGGCAAGGCCGCGCGCGACGCTGAGCGCGCCCTCGGCCGCCTCAGCGGCAGCGCCAAGGCGTCCTTCGGCCGGATGACCGAGGTCGCCGGCGGGTTCGGTCTCGCGATGGGCGCCGGCGGCGTCCTCGGCGTGATGAAGGACTCCGTCTCCGCCTACCAGGCGTCCGAGGCAAGCGCCGCCCGGCTCTCCGCCCAGCTCGCGACGATGGGGCAGAACACCGACCAGGTCACGTCGAAGATCAACGACGCGATCCAGGCGCAGTCCGAGTTCGGCGCGTTCGATGACGAGGACCTGACGGACGCGTTCACGCGGATCGTGCGCGTGACCGGCGACGTCAACCAGGCGCTCGACCTCAACAACCTCGCGATGGACATCGCGCGCGCCCGCAACGTCGACCTCGCGACCGCGGCCGACGCCGTCGCGAAGGCCGCGATGGGCCAGTCCACCGCGATGAAGCGGATGGGCGTCGACGTCTACAAGGGCATGACCGCGACCGAGCTCCTCGCCGCGGCGCAGCAGAAGTTCGCCGGCCAGGCGCAGGCGTACGGCGAGTCGAGCGCCGCCGCGGCCGACCGCGCCTCCATCGCCTGGGAGAACGCGCAGGAGGAGATCGGGTCGCACCTCGCCGACGCGTTCTCGCGCGGCGCCGTCGGGGCCGAGAAGATGGCCGGGTCGCTCAACGACGTCGTCTCCTCGCTCGGCGGCCTCAAGGGCATCGCGATCGGCGGCGGCCTCTTCGCCGGGATCCGCAACTTCGGTCCGCAGCTCCAGGACGCAGGCACGGCCGCCAGCGGGTTCGCGACGCAGATCGGCAAGATCAAGCAGAACGCCGGGTGGGGAGCCGCGATCCGCGCAAGCGCCCGCACCGCCGGCAGCTCCCTCTCGACCCTCGCCGGCGGGCCCATCGGGATCGCCGCGATCGCCGCCGGCGGGCTCGCGATCGGCATCGCGAAGGCGGCAAGCGAGATGACGACGATGGGCGAGGAGGCGAACGACGTCACGCAGGCGCTGCAGCGACTCGCCGACGCCCAGCTCGCGCTCAAGGACGCGAAGTTCGCCGTCAAGCAGGCGCAGACCGACGTCTCAAACGCGCCCTACGCCGTGGCCGAGGCGACCAAGGACTACCACGACTCGATCGTCGCGGCCGACACGGCGCTGCGCCGCTTCGGCGAGGACTCCAAGCAGTACGCCCAGGCGCAGGACGCCGTCATCCTCTCCGGCCAGCAGCTCCAGTCCGCGCAACTGCTCGCCGAGCAGGCGACGCTCCGCCTCGAGGCAGCGCTGCGCCAGGTCGACAGGGCCAACGCAGACGTCACGCAGACCGCCGCCGGCCTGAAGCAGCAGATCGGCGGCGTCCTCGACCCGTCGCGCAAGCTCGGCGCGCAGATGACGCTCGACGCGCTTCACGCGGGCGACTTCGCCGCCATGTCCAAGCAGGCCGGGTTCCAGGCCATAGCGCTCGCCGACAACCTCCGCAAGAGCGCCACCGAGAGCGACGGGCTCAGCGACTCGGTGCGCGTGTCGACCATGCAGATGGCCGACCTGATCCAGACCATGGGACGCGTCCCGACGCCGCCGGAGATCGAGTTCATCACCAACGCGCTCGCCGTCGGCCAGAGCATCGATCAGATCCGTCAGGAGATCGAGAACATCCCGAAGAACACGACGGTCACGATCAACCAGGTCATCAACCGGATCGGGTCGTGGTTCACTCCGCCGACGAGCGCGACCGGGTCGGCGATCGCCGGCCGCTTCGACGGCAAGGACAACGTCCCGGTCATGGTCAGCCGCGGCGAGGTGATCCTGAACCCGACGCAGATCGGGATGATCGGCGCCGACCGCGTCTACGGCGCGCTCCGTGCGACGGGCGCGCCGACGATCTACGCGGGCGGCGGGTTCTCCGGCGGCGGGTCGTCGAAGGGCCCCGTCAGCACCATGCACGGCGGGCCGCGCCGCCCCCCCGGGTGGAAGCACGTTCTCGAGAGCGAGGCGACGGCGTATACCGCAGCGTTCAACACGCTCGACGCGCGCCTCGCGTACGCCGAGTCGACGAAGACGACGGCGGATGACGCGCCAGCACGCAGCGCGATCCGCAACCTCATCAAGCGCCGCATCAACCAGCTCCGCGGCGAGGTGCGGATGGTGCCGGCCCGGTTCCGCGGCGACCTGTACGGCGAGATCGCAAGCCTCACGCGCAGCCTCGACCAGTACGCGCCCCTGTCGGCGAGCGACACCGGCGGCGGTGGTCAGGTCGACACGAGCGACCTCGAGGCGCGCCTCGCGCAGGCCGAGGCGCGCGCCGCTGCTGCGACCCGCAACCTCGGCCTCTCGGAGGCCGCGCTCGGCACGTTCGGCGGGTACGGCGCCGGCGCGGGGCGCGCGGCGACCGTCGTGCAGTTCCACTCGATCTTCCCGCCCACGCCCGACCAGTACCGCGTGGCGGGCGCGTTCATGAGCGACGCGTTCGGGCGGCAGTCCTACCGGCGCAGCCCGCGCATCAGGATCGGAGCGTGACGTGGCGACGACGCGGCTGGTGAGGGTCACGACGGGAGCGCCCGTCGTGACGTCGCTGACCCTGATCGACGGCGAGACGGACACCGGCTACGGCGTCCTCGCCGACACGAGCTGGGGCGACAGCGCGTGGGAGCACGTCGACGCCGGCGTGCGCGGCACCCAAGGGCGGCTCGCGGCGACCGGCTACCCGGTCGAGCGCGGCGCGCGCCTCGCGGTGCGCTGCGCCGGCGCGACCAAGACGGACGTCGACCAGCGCGTCGCGCTGCTCGACCAGGTCGCCGACGAGCTGCGCCAGTACGGCGGGCTCGTCACGATCCGCGAGAACGGGTCGAGCCGGCGCGTGCACCTCGAGGTGCTGCGCGTCAACGGCGTCGCCACGTCGTCGCGCAACGACGCCACGTTCCGCCGCGACGTCGCGATCGACCTCGTCTGCGGCCCGTTCCTCTACGGCGACCCGATGGACACGATCGAGGGGTGGCAGACCGACACCGTCACGAGCGGCGAGTGGACGGTCGACGAGGGCGCCGTGACCCGCACCGGAGGCGGCGCCTGCCTGCTCAGCGGTCAGACGCGGCTGCGGCTGACCGGGCCCGGCTACCAGTACACCGACTGCGAGGTCGTCGCGCAGATCACGACGCCCGGCTCGACGACCGGCATCAGCACGATCGTCGCGCTCTGCGCCGACGTCGACGGCGCCGACTCGATGCTCGGCGTCGAGCTGACGTCGTCCGCGCTGCGCAGCGTCAAGCGCGAGGCTAGCGTCCAGACGACGCTCGGCACGACCGCCTACTCGCCCGCCGCGAGCACGACCTACTGGCTGTCGGCCCGGCGGGAGGGCGGCAAGCTCGTCGCCGAGGTCTACACCGTCCAGCCCGTGCTCGGCCTCGACACGCCGGCCGCGACCGTCTCCTACACGCTGACGGCGGCCGAGCAGGCGCGCTTCGTGCGCGGCCACGCCGCCGTCCGCCTGAACGCGACGAGCGCCGCCGTCGCGATCGGCGAGGTGCGCGTGCGCCCGTACACCTACCAGGACGTCGCGACGCCGACGAACCTGCCGCTCGGCGGCGCGATCCCCGGCACCGCGCCCGCGCTCGTCGACCTGCACCTCGTCGGCGGCGCCGGCTCCGGCTCCGGCTCGAGCGGCACCGTCGCGAAGACCTACCCCGTCTACCCGCTCGCCGGGTGGGCCGTGACCACGCCGGCCAACCGCGCCAGCCTGTTCGGCGACCTCGGCTACGCCTCCACCTACGCGCTGATCAGCGCCGCGATCTCGGGCATGAGCAACGGCACCTCGACGCTCAGCGCGGGCGGCTCGGCCCGGTACGGCCGCAACTCGATCCAGGTCGCGACACCGGGCGGCGCGACCTACCAGGGCGTCGGGATCCGCGTCTTCGGCGAGTACCGCCGCGGCCGCGTCGTCGCGAGCATCGTCTGGGCGAAGGCCGTCAGCGGTACTCCGGGCGTCGCGACCCGTCTCGGCGAGGCCGCCTCGTTCACGACGAGCTCGACCGCGACGCTCTCGACGACGGCGTGGAGCCTGATCACGAACGTCTACCAGCCGGCGACCGACGTCAGCGCCGTCTACTTCGGCGCGTTCGTGCCGGCGACGACCGCGGCGACGTTCCTCGTCGACGGCGGAGTCGTCTGGGAGTGCGACCCGGCCGCGCTCGCCGGGCCGGTCGCGAGCGGCACGGCCGGCGCGCGCGAGACGATCACCGTCTCCTACACGCCCGACACCGCCGTCGCGCCGTGCCTGGCGCTCGTCGACTCCGAGCTCGTCCAGGTCGAGTCGATCAGCGGCACGACGTGGACGGTCGTGCGCGGCGCCGAAGGCACGAGCGCCGCGTCGCACACCAGCGGCGCGATCGTCTACGCGCTTCCGCCCGACCGCGAGCACGCGCGCGGCGACGGCGCCCCGCCGCCGCTCGGCCTGATCCACGCCGCCAACCGCGTGCGCGGCTCCGACTTCACCGTCGACGCCGACTACACCAGCGGCATCGGGATCGTCTCGAGCTCGGGCACGAACCTCGCGCTCTTCGCCGTCGACCCGGGTCAGATGCAGGGCGACCCGTACACCGGCACCGTCGAGGTCGACATGTACGCGCGCCTCGACGTGCCGACGTCGCCCGCGATGACGCTCACCTTCGGCACCGCGCCGCTCGCCGCGTCGAGCGTCGCCCAGCTGCAGCTCGGCAACCCGTCGTCCAAGACCGTCGTGCTGCCGACGACCAGCAAGAGCGAGCGCTTCACCTACATCGGCGCGCTCACGTTCCCGCACACCGCCTCGCCGTTCGTCGTCTGGCTCGAGACCGACCTCGTCGGGTCGGGCGTCGACTACTTCCTCTTCGTGCCGCGCCGCACGCACGTGCGGGGCCCCGAGGGCAAGGCGCTCGACGCGTCCTACCCCGAGGCGTTCCTCTCCGACACGACCTGGCGCGCCCGCGTCTTCGCGTCGGACGGCACCGGCTATCTGATCGCGCCCGGCAAGCCGGACACGCGCTACCCGTACCACGGCATCGGCGGGTCGGCGCTCGAGATGGCGCCCGGGCCGAACACCCTCACCGTGAAGCTCTCCAACCACGTGCCCGACGACCCGACGGTCGGCACGGGCGCCGACTACGAGCGCATCGCGACGGCCGTGCACGTCGCCGTCACGCCGCGCTACATCACCGTCCGCGACGCCTAGAAGGCGAGGCTCCGCATGGCCGATAACAAGACCGTCGACAACGGCGCGCTCGCCGACTTCACCGTCGCGACCGACGAGATCGGCGGCGTCGACTACCAGCGCGTGAAGATGGTCTGGGGCCCCGACGGCTCGGCCTTCGACGCGTCCGCGAGCGCGCCGCTGCCCGTCACCGTCCCCGGCGGCACCGCGTCCAACGGCGCGCAGACCGCCGTCTCGAGCGTCGCCGTCAGCGTCGCCGGCGCCGACGCCGCGCGCAAGGCGCTGCTCCTCTACAACGCCGGCACGGGCAACGTGCGCGTCGGGATGAGCGGCGTCACCGCGACGACTGGCATCCCGCTCGCCGGCAACGGCGGCTTCATCGTGCTCACCGCCGGCGACGGCGCCGACACCACGAGCCAGTGGTACGCGATCCGCGACGGCTCGACCGACTCCACCGTCTTCGCGATGAAGATGGGCTGAGCGCGATGACGACCATCTACAAGCCGCCCACGTTCACCTCGTCGGCGAATCCGCGACCAGCCACGATCGTCGTCGCCGCGAGCAACGCGACCGGCACCTGGGACGCCGACTACACGTGCACCGGCACCGCCGACCAGACGACGATCGCGACGGCGATCGCCGCGCTCCCAGCATCCGGTGGCCGCGTCCTCCTGAGCGACGGCACGTTCAACGTCACCGGCACCATCGCGCTCAGCACCGGCGACTGCCTCGAAGGACAGGGCTTCGGCACGATCATCGACGTGCAGAGCGGCTGGTCGGGATCGAACACCGGCGTCATCACGCTCGCCGACACGAGCGTCCACGCGACGCAGATCAAGAACATGACGATCCGCTGCACGTCGCGCGGCACGAACGTCGACGGCATCTACCTCAACAACAGCGGCGGCTCGTTCACCGCGGCGCCGAACACCAGCCCCGACACGCAGCACCGGATCGACAACATCCTGATCCTCGCGCCCAGCGGGTGCGGGATCCGCTCGACCGGGTCGTCGACCGACGCCGAGACCGCCGCCAGCACCAACTCGAGCACGATCACGAGCTCGAGCGGGAACGCGCGCGGCACCTGGATCAGCAACATCTTCGTCTTCTTCGCCGGCCGCAACGGCCTCCTCTGGCACAGCCCGGACAGCTTCATCAGCGACTTCGTGACGGGCGACTCGCAGCGCTCCGGGATCGTCATGCGTGGCGGCAACGTCCGCTACTCGAACCTCAAGAGTTACTACTCGACGTGGCACGGCGTCGTGATGAGCGGCAACCGCAACGAGGTCGCGACGGTCGAAGCGCAGGACACCACCCTGACCGGGTTCCTGATCCTCGGCGACGAGATCACCGCCAGCGGCCTCGCGTCCGACTCGTGCGGCAACGGCGGCGTCGGCGACGGCATGTACATCAGCGGCTCCTACTGCAACGTCGAAGGCGTGATCTACGACCGCGCCCCGTCCGCCAACGTCGGGCGCACCCGCTACGGCATCACGTTCGGCGGCAACGGCACCACGACCGGCATCAAGAACAACATCATGCTGTCGATCGACGCCACGAACTTCATCGGCAGCGGCTCGTTCACGCCGCCGTCGACCTACTCGCCCGTCTGGCCGGCCGTCTACTCGGGCTCGCCCGCCGGCCAGCTCACCCTGTTTCTCACGACGAACGGCACGACGACCGGCGTCAGCGACTCGGGCGACGACCTCACCCAGGCCCGGTTCGGTGCCGGCCGCGCCTACTTCAACGCGCCGAACACGATCCCCGTCGACGCGAACCTCGGCAACAGCGACCTCTCGCTCTGGATCGACCAGACGATCAGCGCCCGGCCGAAGATCAAGGCGCGCGCCAAGACGAGCGGCGGCACCGCGTTCAGCGCCGACTTCACCCGCCAGGACTACCAGTACGCCGACGGCCTGCATACGCCCGGCGGGCTCGCGCTGCAGTCGTGCCTGAACGGCTCGACCACGCCCGGCCTCAACACCCTCTTCGGTGTCCGCATGCGCGCCCAGCAGAGCGGCGCGTTCCGCGGCATCTACGGCTTCATCGCGACCGGATCGGGCAACGCGCGCGTCGGCATCTACACCGCCAACGCGGCGACCGGCAACCTGCTCTGGGACTCCGGCGCCGTCAGCGTCGCCGCCAGCAACACGTGGGTCGACTTCGGCGACCCCGGCAGCGGCGTCACGATCAGCGAGGGCGACTGGTTCGACGTCGTGATCACGTGCGACAACAGCACCGTCACGCTCGCACGCTGCGGCAACGCGCTCGTCAACGGCGCCGCCTCCCAGCTGCCCGCCGACTTCACGTTCGGCTCCGCCGCCAGCCGCATCGCGTGGCAGTACACCGCCTTCACCTACGGCGCCCTGCCATCGACGATCACCGACGCGACGCACCGCGCGAACAGCTCGTCGAGCGTCTGGGGCCTGATCGCGAGGATCGTCTAGCGTGCGCGTCGGGCTCGCGCTGCTGCCCGCCGCGATCGCGGGCGCAGCGTCGACCTACGTCGGCGTCCCCGCCGTCGACCAGTTCCGCCGTAGCGGGTACGGCGCCGGGAACGCGCGCAACGACGAGGTGCGCGTGCTGCCGATCGGCGGGACGTGGCAGGTGCTCGGCCGCGGCGCGCTGCGCGGCATCACCCCGATCGTGACGAGCGTCCAGGCCGACGCCGGCGGCTCGTCGCGCCTCGAGATGACGCTGCGCCGCGACCCCTCCGTCAACTGGCCCGACCTGCAAGCGTTCAGCGACGTCGACTACTACCGCGACGGGATGCTCGTCTGGAGCGGCCGCGTCCGCGAAGCTCCGACCCGCGGCGGGCAAGACCAGTGGGAGATCGCCGTCAGCTGCGAGGGGTGGCAGGCGCACCTCGACGACGACCTCTACCACCCCTTCTACGTCGCCACCGACCAGGGCCGCTGGCGCGACTACCGCGACTACCTGACCGCCGACCTGACCGGCTACACCGCGGCGTGGCAGGTCTCCAACCAGGGCGGCGCCGTCACGATCAGCCTCCCCAACGGCACCGCCGTGACCAACAAGGCGGCCGGCGTGATGTTCGACGCCGGCTACGGCGCGACCGTCAAGCGCCTCGCGTTCACCGTCTCGCACGGCGCCTGGGGCGGCACCGCCAACCTCTACTACGCGAGCGGCGCGACCGTCGCCCTCGGCGACCCGGCCGTCAGCCTGCGCAACATCGCCGCGGCCGGAAGCGCCGCGAGCGTCACCGCGACGCTCGGCACCGCCCGGCGCTACGTGCTCGTCTACGTCCTGTTCACCGGCACCGCGACCGACAACTGCTGGCTGCGGTTCGACACCGCGCTGTGCGCGTCCAGCACCTCGTACGAGTCGGCCGGCGCGTCCGCGCTCACCGCCGACAAGGTCGTCCTCGACGCGCTCACCCGCGCGCCGCTGCTCTCGACCGACACGAGCGGCGTCAGCGCCGGCAGCTTCACCGTGCCGAGCTACGCGCCCGACGGGCACGTCACGCCGCGCGAGGCGATCGACGCCGTCAACGCGTACGAGGGCTACCGGGCCCGCGTCGACGTCCGCAAGCGCGTCGCGTTCTCCGCCTACCCCGCCGCGCCGATCGTCGAGACGCTCGCCGAGCTCGACGACTCGTCGCCGACGACCGTCGACGACGTCACCACGCGCGTCGTCGTCGAGACGACCGACGGCGCGAACGTCGCGATCACCGCCGACCGCACGACCACCGCGACGACGCTCGCCGGGCAGCGCGGCGTCACGCGCGCGATCGCGGTCAACCCGTCCTCGCCAATGACGCAGGCCGGCGCCGACCGCGTCGGCGACGTCTGGCTCGCCGAGCACGCGCGCGCCGCGATGCGCGGCACGATCACGATCCGCCCCGGCGACTGCCGCACCGTCCTCGGCGGCGCCTCCGTGCACCCCGCCGAGCTGCTCACCCGCGTCGGCGAGCAGCTGCGCCTCGCGCGCTACCGCGACCAGATCACCGGCACCAGCCACCGCGACGCGCGGATCGTCGACGTCGACTACTCGCCGGCCGACAACACCGCGCGCGTGTCGCTCGACGCGACCCGCAACCGCCTCGACACGCTCCTCGCCCGCTACGCCGCCGTCGTTGGAGGCTGACCACGTGACGACTGGAGAGATGGCCGCCGTGATCGCGCGGCTCGACGCTATGGATAGGGAACGCCAGGAAGCGCGCACCGAGTACCTGGTCGCGCTCGCCGACATCAAGGCCGACCTGCGCGCCCTCAGCGCCACGATGGGCGACCGCCTGACCGCGCTCGAACGCGCGCGCGAGCGCGACGCCGGGCGCGCCGAAGGCCGAGGCAGCATCGGACGCGCCGTGATCGCGAGCGCCGCGATCGCCGCGAGCGTCAGCGGCGTCCTCTGGGCCGTCATCGACCACACGAGCTAGGAGACCACCAGTGCCCACGACCACGACCCCGCCGCCGGCGGGGCGCTCCGCGCTGCGCATCCTCGCCGCCAAGCGCAACCTCGTCGCCGAGTGCTCGCGCCTCAACATCCCCATCCAGCGCGCCGCGTGGGTGAAGACGATCGACCTCGCGATCCCGAAGTGGGGGAAGTACTCGCGCCTGCTCTGGGACGACTACGCCACGGCGCTCCTCGCGCTCGCCGGCGTGCCCGAGATCGCGGGCGTCAAGAAGGGATCGGACGCGAGCGCGATCGAGTGGCTCTCGCGCCCGAAGGGCGAGCAGGCCGCGCTCGTGATGCAGGCGTGGGCGCGCCTCGGCTGGGACGAGAACCCGGCCGGGTCGAACGAGGTGCCCGAGCTCGCCGCCGTCTGCCGCCGCCTCGGCCTCTCCTCGTGGTACGCCGACATGGGCTGGGCGTGGTGCGACTTCTCCGCGCACGTCGCCGGGCTCGTCGTCGGGTCGGAAGCGTGCGCCGCCGGCGTCGGCGCGACCCACCGCTACAACGGCCTCTACACCGTCGAGAGCCTCGAGATCGCGGACGCCGGGCGGTACGGCTGGAAGCCCGTCCCGAAGCAGAACGCGCGCCTCGGGACGAAGGGCTGGATCGACTTCCAGGGCGGCGAGAAGAGCGGCGTCGACCACACCTTCTGGATCCTCGGCGCGCCCGGGCAGGTGTGCTTCGGCATGGCGCCCGCCGCGACCGAGGTCGTCACCGCCGAAGGCAACACGAGCGGCGAGGGGGAGTCCGGGTCGCAGTCGAACGGCGGGCGGCTCGCGATCCGCAAGCGCCCGCTCGCCCTGATCGCCGGCGTCGCCACCCCGACCAAGTAGGAGCACCCCGTGAACCCGAGCCCGAAGATGATCAGCGCGACGCTCGCCGCCGCCGTCGTCACCGTCATCGTCTGGGTCGCCAGCGCGGCAGGCGTCGACGTGCCGTCCGAGGTGCAGGGCGCCCTCACCACGATCCTCGTCGCCGTCGCCGCGTACGTCACGCCGCAGGGCGACTGGCAGCCGAAGACGTGACCCTGCCCGTCCTACTCGCGCCGATGGCCGACCTCACCGCGCTCACCAGCCGCGTAGCCACGCTCGAGGCGGCCAACGCGAACACGACGACGAGCCTCCACGCGATCGACACGGCGATCGCCGACCTCGACAACCGCGCGGACGCGCTCGCCGCCCGCATCGTCGTGCTCGAGCAGCGCGCCGCCGCGGCGCGCGCCGCGCTCCCCGCCCTCGACGCCGCGATCGCGAAGATCGCGACCACCGCACCGAAGACGCGGATCGCGCTCGGCTACGCGCGCGACGCCATCGCGAAGACGGTCGGCGCATGACGCCCGACGACCCGCGCGACGTCGAGATCGCGCGGAAGACGGTACAGGTCGGCGTCCTCGAGCAGCGCGTATGGGAACTCCGCGAAGAACTCGCCCGCGCGCAGCGCCACCGCGGCGCCGCCGTCGGCCTCCTCCGCGGAGCGCTGAAGGACGGCGCCCTCGCCGGCGACTACGCCGACCTCGCCGAGCGCGTCGTCGAGCAGGCCGACGCGCAGACCTGCCCGTTCGGGAGAGGGCACTGATGGCGCTCGCCGATCGGGGCGTAGACACCGCCCTCCCGAACGGGTACGTTCGTCAACCACTGCGACGGAGGGAGACGGGATGATCGACCCTAGGACGAGGGAGCGTTACGACGCGCTCCGCCTCTACGCGATCGGCGCGATCCGGGACCAGTCGGCGGCTTCCGAACGGCTTCCTCAGCCGCTTCCATCGCGCGCAGAGCGTCGTCGGGATCCCGCGGCGCGGGCCCGTCGGAAGCCTTGACTACCGAAGATTAGGTGTGTAGGGTTCGGGGCGTGACTCCTCCCCGACACCATCTCTCGCGGAACATCCGGAGGCTGCGGGCGGCTGCTGGGCTCACCCAGTACGAACTCGCACAGGCCAGCGGCGTTACGCCGAGCACCATCGCCAGGATCGAATCCGACTCCGAGATCGGGACGACACTCACCACGGCGACCCGTCTCGCCGGAGCTCTCGGATGCACCGTCGACGACCTGATCGCAGAGGCGTCGTGACCGACATGGCGATCCTCAGCGTCTCCGAGACGCACCGCCTGGACGCGCTGGAAGGCGTGATCGAGCGCGGGAAGGCGGCGTTCGTCGAGGTCGGCGAGGCGCTCCTCGAGATCCGCGACAGGCGCCTCTACCGCGAGTCGCACGGCACGTTCGAGGCGTACTGCTCGGAGCGGTGGGGCTTCACCCACACCTACGCGAAGCACCTCATCACCGCGTCGCGCGTGGTCTCCGCGATCGGCTCGCAGACGGATACAACTGTATCCGTTCCGACGCCGCGCAACGAGTCCGTGGCGCGCGAGCTCGCCCCCGTCCTCCGCGAAGCGCCCGAGAAGGTCGCGGAGACGTGGCAGCACGCGGTCGACACGTACGGCCCGCAGCCGACCGCCGCGCAAGTCCGCAGCATCGTCCGCGACGAGCCGGTACATCGACGCGCAGGCCGCGTCGTGACCGCCTTGCGCGTGGTTCGGCCGGAGGCGGCCCGCCACGCCGAGATGCCAGCCGGGACCCGCCTCCCGGCGGACGCCGCCATCCTCGCAGACGCGCTGACCAGCGTCGCGGCGGCGTCCCCCTCGCCCACCGCCACTCCGTCGCAGGCGGTGGGCGAGGGTCGGCTCATCCCGCTGCTCGCGCTGCGCCGCGTCGTCGCCGAGATCAGCGCCGACGTCGCCGAGCTCGACGGCGCGATCGCGGCGGGCGGCGTCGACGACGCGCGCCTCGCGCTGTACCGCGGCCAGGTCGCCGCGTACGAGAACGTCCTCGTGCTGCTCCGCGACACGTGCGGAGTCTCGTCGTGAGGGGCGGGACGTACGCCGCCGTCTTCATCGCCGGGTGGGCCGCCGCGCCCTTCCTCACCGCGCTCCTCGAGCGCATCGCCTAGCCACCCACCCACGAGCCTCAGGAGGGCACCAGGGATGAGCACCAACCAGGTCGCGAGCGCGGCCGACATCCTGCGCGAGTCGAGCGGCGGACCGTTCCTCTCCGCCGAGGAGAAGGAGGCGCTGCACGTCAGCGCCACCGCGTTCTACGTTGTCGGCGTCGAGCCGGCCACCGAGGGGCGCTTCGGCGTCCAGACGCTCTTCTTCATCCGGTCGAAGGACGCGTTCGGGGACGCGCAGCGCACCCTCGCGTTCTCCCACAACGCGTTCCGCGAGCGCCTCGCCGAGAACATCCAGAAGGCGCTCGCGATGGGGTCGCAGGCCGTCGGGCCGTGGTACCTCGGGAAGTTCACCACGAACGCCGGGAACGCGGCGTGGGACATGCTCGCGACCCCGCCCGAGCAGCGCACCGCCACGAAGAGCGCGCCGCCCGCGAGCACGCCCGCCGCGGCGAACGCGCCGCTCGCCGACGACGACCTGCCGTTCCACCACGAGCCTTTCGTCGTCTGATGAGCACGCTGGACAGGGTGCCGACCATCACGGTCGGCACCCTCGCCACCCTCCGCGACACGCACAGCGTCGTCGAGCCCGCGACCGGCGAGATCGTCCCGACCGGCGACGCGACGAACGACGCGCTCATCGCGTGGCGCCTCGACCTCGACGAGCTCGCCGCCGCGGCGCGCCAGATCCGCGACGCGATCGACACCGAGCTGCTGCGCCGCACGAGCCTCGCCGGCGGCCCCGTCACCACCACGTACGGGTCGGCGCGGATGAGCGTGTCGCGCGGCTCGGTGAGCGGCAGCGCCGCGCGCCGCATCCGCGACATCCTCGAGCACCTCGCGACGCACGGCGACGTCCCGCACGACGCCGTCGACAACATCGCGCCGCTCGTCCCGCACGTCACCCCCGTGCAGGTCGCTCGGTGGGTCGCCGACAACCGCGACCGGCTGTCGGAGGCGGACTACTCCGCGCTCGTCGAGCTGCTCCCCGCGGAGCGGCGCACCGTGAAGGTCGAGCCGTGAACGGCGTCGAGCTGCGCAACGCGTCGACGTGGGCGTACACGCGCGCCGAGGCCGCCAGGCGCGGCCTCGACCTCTGCGGGTTCTGCGGGTGTGCGTCCCTCCCGTGGACGCTCCACCCGATCGCTGACCGCGCCGACCTTTCCCCGGTCTGCCCGGACTGCGCGCACTGGCTCCAGCACGACACGACGAGGATGGTGAAGCGGTGAAGGTGCGCGCGACAGAGATCGACGTGCTCCGCAGCCTCGACTCGGCGGAGCGGTACGGCAGCGTCGTCCCCGCGGTCGCCGCGTGGGGCGCGATGAAGCAGATGCCGCTCGCCGGGTCGACGCCGGCGCCGCAGACCCTCGGCGGGTTCGTCGGCCGGGTGCGGCGCCTCGTCGGGAAGGGCCTGGTCGAGGAGCGCGTGACGCACGGGTTCGTGCTGACCGACGGCGGGCGCGCCGCGCTCGCGGCGTACCACGGCGAGGCGGTCGCGCGGTGAGCTCGTGCAGCGAGTGGGCGGTGCTGCGCCTCGCGGCGGAGTACGCGCGGCTGCAGGAGTCGTGCGCCGCCCAGTTCCGCGCGTACGCGAGGACGGCGCGCGACGCTGGGGCGAGCGACCTCGAGCGGACGTACCTGACGGAGGCGGTGTGGTGCGACGGCGCCGCGGCGGGGGCGCGCGGCGCGGCGCACGACATCCTGACGAAGCTGCGGCGGAGCGGGCTGTGAACCCTCCCCTCATGAAGACCGCAACGGCGATCCCCGCCCCCACCCGCAACCCGAACCGGGAAAGGATGGACTCCGAGCTCCTCGTGACTGAGACAACGGGGGTGGGGATCGCCGACGGGCCCCTCATCGTCACGCGCCCCGACGGCGTCGAGTGCTACCGCATCGACGAGTGGACCCGCCGCTTCGGCCGGCCCGGCATCTTCCTCACGATCCTCGAGGACGACCGATGAGCGTCCCGGGCGACATGGTCGACGCGCGCGGCATCGCGCAGCGGTACGGCATCGAACGCTCCACCGCGGAGCGGATCATGCGGAAGCTCACCGTGTACCGCGTCCCCGGCGTCCGCCGCGCCTACGTGAGCGCGCAGGACGTCGAGCAGGCGTGGCGCGCCGAGGCGCCGATCGACGAGGCGCGCATCGAACGCGCCGCACGCGCCGTCTACCCGCACCTGACCGGCGAGGAGTGGGACGATGAGCGGTTCGCGTTCGTCGCCGCGATGGCGCGCGAGATCGCGCAGGACGCGCTCGCCGCCGCCGACCAGGAGGACACCGATGCCTGATCTCCGCGGGCTTCGATCCGTCTATCCATGCGGAATCCGCCCCGAAAACGGCTCGATCTCCGCGGGCTTCGTTAGGCCCGCCGACCAGGAGCCGACCGATGGTTAGGGTCGGCACGTGCCCGCGCTGCGGAGCACCGATCTACGTGCCGTCGGCCAGCGGGCACACCGCGCCGCAGCCCGTGACGTACACGTGCTCGTGCCGCAAGCGGCCCGCCGACCAGGAGTCGACGCCGTGACCACCGCACGCGACGCCACTCGCCGCGCGATCAAGGCGAACGCTCCCGCATGGCCGCTCGACCGAGCGTGCAGCCTTCCCCCTGCCGC